CCACCATGATTGGTTTCCCACCTGCCTTTTGCTTTACTGTCTTCTCTCAGTGTAACATTTCCAAATATTTCTTTATACTCCTTGGTGTTCATTAAGTTACGAACTTTGCTACCGAACCTTGAAGCAAGTTCAGCGTTGTGTGATACCTGCATAATTTTTTTCTTTGGATACTTTCCAATATACCAAGCGGGGAATAAATAAGATGCAAATTCTGATTTAGTATGTCTAGGAGGCATATTAATGATGAGCCTCTTTGCATCACCATCTGCAATATCTTGAAACGATTCAGCAATAATTTGATGGTGCCCATACTTCTTTGGGTCCTTTGTCTTACGATAAATAAAATCTTGCCAGACAGACTCTGCAAAAATTAAAAAATCATCCTGGCATAACTTGATCCACTCTAACTGTTTTTTTAGAATAATATCTTTTAATTCATCTTCAGTTAAGTTTTCTATTTTCATCTCGTTTGGGACCCTAGTATATTTGTATATCCTACTTTGTAAACCCTTTCGCCTCAAAAAACCCAGCCAGGCAACGCGAACCCTGATGGCGTAAAAATTAAAAACGATTTTAAGATTGATTATGAGCCTTGTGATAGGTGTAGGCTAGATACACCAATGGCGTCAGTTAAGACGCCATTGGTTATGTGTTTATTATTATTCTGTGTTGTGTATTGCTTGAACAAGTGTACTAAACTTTTTTAGTACATTGTCTTTGAACTCGTCAACCACAGGGTTGCCAACATTCTCAAGTATATGCTTTTCACACTCGCCCATTAACAACTGAAACATGATTTCATAATTCAACTGTTTCTTTTGTCCATTGTCCAACACCATGTCAGCAAGTGATGTAGGTGCATTAGAGTTTAACTTTTCACTCAATACATTAGCTATGTTAATCAAATCATTATTGGGCATTTGATACCTCGCCAATAGCTTTGTATTCAGAGTACTCAATAACCTTTTGATACTCATTATAAAGATCATTGTATTTGACTTTGAACTTATCTTTATCGAATTGCTTTCGCTTTCGGTTTATTTTTTGTGAACCATAACTATTGCCATTCTCATCTTGAACAACAATTAAGTTTTGTTTTGTTCTCTCATGAACATTCACAATGTTTTGTCTTAATGTTTCTAACTCCTTTGATACTCTGTTAGCAGTTAGCTTTAACTTAACATAAGCAAGAACTTGTTTGTGTTCTTCTTGCTTTAGTCTTTTTACAGCATTCGCCATTTGTTACCTCTTTGTTTAGTTATGTATTTTTATAAATACCTCTAATTAATACATCTTATTAAATCTTATTCAATAGTTAATTTAACTTTTTTTAATCTTTTTTTTAAGGTCTTTGATAGGTATTCTTTTATCTCCATTAATACTAATACTAACATCTTCAATATCTCCTAATTGATTAATTAAAAAATTGATGAAATCATTTTCCCGTGCCACGCCCTGCTGTTGTTTAGTTTTATTATCTTTCTTATTTCCACCACGAGAACGAGACGAGGCGACATTGTCGCCTCGCTTTTTATTATTTGGCATTACCAACTACACCAATATTCAACGACTTTCTTTTCGTTGATTGCTTGTTCACAGAATTTTAAGAACTTGATATCTTGTTCCTTGTACTCTTTGACACTATCCTCTTGAAACTGTTGCCCCCAGAAAAATCCGTCTTCGGCTTTGTAATCTTTAAAGCCCTCTTGAATTTGTTCGGCTAACTCTTTGGCGACCTCTTGAGTTATATAGACAGGTGCATCACAATCAGAATTAAATCCTAAATGTGAAAGCATTCCGTCATGCTCATGGTTTTGGTTTTGTTCGTCCCACTTCTTTGCCATGAACTGTTGAAGTCTTGCGTGTTTTCTCCACACGAAAACTTTTGATTGTTCTTCTTGGTCATCATCATAGTATTTATCCCAATTTACTTTATGACCTCGAAGGTGTGCGTGTTGGTCTAGTCCCATAACTTTTCTCCTTTGTTGTTTAATCCTAATGTCTTATCGTATCTTATATACCTTTGCAACAATTATCTTTTAGAATCATTCTAAAGTAAAACCCAACCATTCTTACCCCAGCAGTTCTACCTGCGTGGGTGCCAAACTTCATAGAAATCTATGTGCTACATTATCCATTACTTCAAACGACACCGAGCTTTACCATCAGCTTCGCTGCGCCAGCCGTGAGATCCATCAGTAGCTCACGCTGCCTGGGCCCAGCTTTAGAAACGAGACGACATGTGGGTATCACAGTATGCCAACGAGCGAGAGCATCAGGATCCCAGTGCCAGCTAAGGTTAATCCTGGGAACAAGAAGAGAAGGCACAGCCAGACAACAACGATAGTCACTCTCCTGCAGCTTCTGCTGCGGGACCGTCATCCTTCACCTCTGACTCCGCCCAGGTATTTCCATTAGCGATGCAGCGAGATCCGGTGCCTCCGGTAAGCGCGTATACTTTGCCTTCTTCAGGTTTGTCAATTGAGTCGACAGCAGCTGGTGCTGCTAAGGTCCGTGTTCTTTTGTTCATAGTTCTCCTTTGGTTAAACGTCACTTCAGTTTTTATTTGTTTCAGGTCATGCGGTGATCAAATCCGTTTAACCATCATGGTCCAAGACTCCTGAAGTGCGCAGACCTTATATAAGATATGATGGGAGACCTGTCAAGGCCTTTCTTTTATTTTTTTTAATCTTTCTTCAAAAGACCACCGTTTCTCTACGGGAAGTTCTTTTACCATCTGAGCTACCAGCTCCTGAAGGTCAGTCACCTGCTGCTGGAGCCCATCTAATCTAGTGTTGTAAGAACGAGATTTGTTCTCGCCTCGAACGAGATCCAGTGCATCGAAATCTATTGCCATATATTCTCCTTTGTTTGTCTAACCATACGACATCATGGGATACCTGTCAACCACGAAGTTCTCCTGAGCTGGACGTCCCCTGAAGCTCACGCTGCGTGGGCTCACCAGTGGCCAGTAAACGAGAACGAGGTTTGTCATCAAACGAGAACGAGAAACGAGAGCAGCGCCTGCTGCTGGATCCCAGGCCACTGAACAAACAAAGAGGGAAAAGTTCAGTGGCCAGGGAACGAGAACGAGAGCTACGCAGCATCAGGCTGCCGGGTGAGCTCCGTTAGCATCCTTCGCTGGACCGTTGGCCATTGTAACGGGAACGAGAACGAGGCAAACGGGACGAGGGAACGAGCATCAGTAAACACGGACACCGGTCTGTACAGTTTAAGAGACTTCTGCAAGAGGGTCTCTTTCAAGATAATTACTTTGCCACCTGCCATAATATATTTATTAATCCATACAATTTGCCATTTATTTAGCTTAGGATAACTTAATGAATCTGATTTAAGTTCTATCCAAAAAACTTCATTACTTAATACAGCATGAATATCAGGTATACCATTGATTGTGCTTGATTCTACGCGAGTTAGAAAGCAATCAGTCAGTCCTTTTTTTACCTTTTGCCATAGTCTAGTTTCCCCATTTTTATTAGACATGATTAAGTAAGTTTTTTAAATTTTAATTTTCCTAATTGATTTAATTACTGCTGTTGGAATAATAGTTGTATTACCAATATTGTCAAATGTTGGCTTATCTTTCGTCTTAATGTAATCACTAAATATTCTGGTAATGCCATTCTTTTGACTTAACAAATAACCTTTAGATACACATACAGGTAATTGTTCTTTACCTAAGTCTTTTGTGCTTGACCAACCAGCATCACCTTCGATATCTAACCACTCTATCTCAACAAATGGATAATCATCAATTATGTTACCGAGATTTTTAAAATCAAAGTTTAATATTTTAGATTGTTGTCGTTTCTTTTTAATCATCAATCACTACCTTAATTTTACCAACTGAAGTAGTAATAGTAGAGTTATGTACTTGGTTAAAAACATCTAACCACTCCGACCAGCTAGCCTTCTTCAATTGCTGTAACGTCTTCGGACTCAATTTGGATCGTTTTGGCATTGTAGCCATCGATCTTATTTGATAACTCCTCAAGCTTTTTTTCAAGTTGCTCACGTGACATACCCTCCAGACCACTAACAGTAACCTCTTTTCTATCAACATAAGCACCTGCTAGTTGACCAGATCTATACTCAGCATTTATAGCTGCAGCATATTGTTTATCTTTTTCGGCTTTGTCAGCAATTCTTTCTAACCTTTTGAATCGTCTAAGGTTGTCACTTTCATATTTCTTTTTTTCAAGATCAAATAATTTATCAAAATAATTTGCTATATGTGGGCTGTGTTTTCTAGATAACATTCTAGATGCAACAGATCCATAATCTTTTTCATTAGTACACACATAGCCTGCACGCTTAAGTGCTTCAGCTTGTGTAATAGAACCCCAATCTTTAACATAGATTTCAACAAACATTTTTTGTTTTGGAGTTAAATCTAGTTCAGTTCTTAATGATTTCTTTTTAAGTCCACCAGGCATTACTTTCTACCTTTAGGTTTTTTTGGAGTAAATTTTCTTCTTACTTCACCTCTTGCATAACTATCAGCAGATGTGTGAGACATATGAATTTTAGCACTATCATACTCATCAGTATAAAGCTTTTGTTTTTCTTTATTTCCAGGAAATAGTTTTTTTACTCTATCCTTGGCTAACATGAATAATTGTTTTCGCATATTTCTATTATATAGATTATTTCATCGTAAAGTAATAGCCCCAAAAGGTTTCGATAGCGTTCCCGCAAGAGTGGTGTCCCTAAGGGACACCAGAGGGACACCAGAGGGACAGTACTAAATCGACTAGAAGTGTTGATATAATTGAATAATAGTCTACAGGGACACCAGGGACACCTCTTTTACCCCCGGGGGTACTTTTTATTAGTCAGGGGTCTAGATAATCTATATAGTAGATATTTTTCCATTGTCCGGTATCCGGTATTGTGTTACACTTAACTTGTGTTTTTTCATAACACTTATATACATTGGTTAATTGCTTCTGGGGGTATAACATTAATTGCTCTCTGGTTTTTCCCCCCAGGAGTTAAGTTCATTCGACCCCCATGACTACACATCTAATCTTTTTAAATTTTCTTTTAATATAAGTTTTTTAATAATTCTTCTCTCCTCCTTAGTACTACATTCTCGATACCTCTTATATAAATCTCGATACCGGATCCAGGATAATTGTAATTTAGTAAAATGTATTTTACCATTATCAACCATTCTCATGTACTCACCTCTAACAAAGTCAGGATCCATATCAGCACCCCAACATACATCCTGAAAGTCATTGCTATTACTAACAAACCATTTATGAGAATCATGCTTATGGTACGTTTCTTTTTTAAATCCTGATGGGTTAACTGCATCCTCTAACGCCTGCACCAGTATTGCTTGAAATAATCTTTGTTCTGCAAAAGCTTTCGGTTTTACAATTTCTAAGCTCAATTTAATGCCCAAAAATTTTAGTAAGTTCGGAGCACAGTTCATAGGCTTTCCTTTTATCTATAGGATCATTCTTACGCTTACGGCCTCTACTTCTTGGTGGAGTTCTAATATACACATCAATATACAAATCCCACATTCTCTGTAGGTAGAACATCTTGTCCTCACCAGACATGATTTCCATCATAATTATTGATTGTTTTAGTAGTCTAGGTACCTTTTGCATTTGCATAACCACGATGCGGGAAAAGATATGGATGTAGTAATGACACCGTGGCTAAGCATTTTTAACAACCAGGCTTATGCCTTTAGCTTTCGCTGCAGCTTTACGTCCTGATCGCCATCGATCCTCGATTTTATCAAGGAAAGAAAGACTGAAATTTCCTAAACCAAAGTCATTTCCACAATACAATTGAAACATCAAACTAGTTAACTCATCATAAGTTTTTTTATTTGGACACACCATCACTAGCTTGTCCAACGCCTGGTTTAATGCTTCTTCGCTACTCTTCTTAATAGCTTTACCCACAAAATAATCCTTTTAATTAAAGTTAAATTGAGTGTTAATTGTTCTATGAAAATAAAGTGTTTTGAAAGCCCCACTTATTTCATTTAGGCTTAGGAATACTATTTAATTAATAACTCTTTAAATTTTGATTGCAAGTAAAAAAAAGGCCCACTCTCGCGGGCCCTTTCCCAACACCAACCGATGCACATCTAAGTGTCTATCACTTACTTCAAGAGTTTCTTTCCTTGGTTCAGCAAATTCTCTTTCATTTTAACTTCAGCAACACCTTCTTTTTTAGCTATCTTTTTTATAGAATCGCTAACCATTTTTTTAATCATGTTGCCTGGGTTTCTAAGGCCATTCTCCCCCATAGCCCTAATAATTGTGTATGATTCGATATCAACAGCAATTGATTTCCATTTGTTTACGTCCATTGTTTCTCCTATTTCTCTTGATACTCTTTAGATTTATAAAACTCAACTAAATTAATTTTATTTTTTTGAGTTAAACCTGCGTTATATATTCTCTCAATGATTGCTATATAATCTGAGGTAGAAGTACCTGTTAAGAACCATGATGATTTACTCTTACAAGCAGTTTTAAATCTTCTATGATCAAACTTAGGATGCTTGTCAGCTACAATATATGACACTACCATAGAACGTTTAAATCTTTTGTTCTTAGTAGACTCCATACCATAAAAGTATTTTTTAAGTTGCATCAATTGAGATCCAATACGATCTGCATGTTCAATACCTCCCGCAGGAATTACAAATCGTCCTGTTTTAAAATCATTACTGATTCTTGCCCACAGTGAAGTTTGTTTTAATAAAAGGACCACCATCTCTGCAACATTAATTCCATACTGTTGCATTTTGTTTCTACATATTCTGTAGTCCATTTTATTTCTTGCACAGTGCTGATCTAAATAGTTTTCCATGGACCAGTTCTTACGACCTGTGTTTAGTCTTGCTACATCTAATGGATCATCAGAGTCCATAATAATATATGGAATCTTAAGATCTAATTGTTTCCTAGCTTCCAAAGTGTGTTGCCCATCAATGACTTCCATATTTTTATTTACACGAATTGGATCGTATAAATCTTTTTCTTCAATCAACTTCTTAAGTTGTTGCACGTGTGCTTCATCTACAGGTCTGTTACCTCTAGTCTTTTTGAATTTACTATAATTAGTAGTTTCAAAAA